AGAAACATTCAAAAAAAAGGAAAGAACAATGACTAAAATCTCAATCATCATCATGCTCATCTCAATCTCAGCCTTTTCTCAGGAAATTGGGATGAGCGAAGAAAATTTCAATTACTCAGTAGGATCTGAACTCAGAAGCTCATATGAATCAGATGGGTATATTTCCAACACTTATGATAGCAATGGGACACTTTATACTTTTGTGAATGGGAAGTTACACTCAAAGTATGACTATCATCATATTTATGACAATTCACCAAATTTCGATTACAACTATCATGATATTTATGACAATTCACCAAAGTCTGGTTACAAGCACAAGGAACCATCCAATCGTCAGAAAGCCAAGTGGAATGCAACATATAAAAAACTTATGAACATAAAGAAAAAAAGGACAAAGAGGACAAAGAGGAAAGACCAAAAGCTCACTGTTCAGCAGATGATTGAACGTGATAAGAAATTGGCGGAAGAGAGAGACAAGAAACATTCCAAAAAAAGGAAAGCTATTAAGGAGAAATAGGGGTGACGGGAAGTTAGAGAGAAGATTTCAAGTTCGGAATCGAACTCTCATCTAGGGGACTGGCTGGTCGATTTTTTGTTGATCAGCCTTTTTTTGTGTATTGTTGTTATTTGCGCAGGATTCAAACTGGAATAGGAGGATCACAATGAAGAAGAAGACGAAGAAGTCTCTGTATAAATCCCAAATTTCCTTATTCCATTTCATGATAAGAAAGACTCAGTACATTCACCCAAAGGGAGAACAGGGAAAAATGAATGCACTGAGCCAGATTAGTAATTTTTACTAAAAAAGTTATTCACTTTGTATAGCTTCCCACAGTCGAATGTAAGATCCTGCCCCGATTTGTAAACCATTTGATCCAGTGAATTGTATTTCTGTTATTGTTGTTTCGCTATTATTGTAAACAAAACAAACTCTACCATAATCTGCTCCAAGACTTCCATTCTGCTGGAGAATCTGAATATATGTTGATGGTCTACCATCCTCTATTGAGAAGTGACCACTCATTACGCAAATATCATCATATGCATAAGCAATTGAAGTTTCGTTTGAATAATTTGCTGTGTTTTGTGAAGTAATTAATCCAAGCCTATAATTTGATAACGTTGTATCTGAATTGTTATACCACCTAAAGAATGTAGCAGTGCTAACCAATTTAATTCCAGCTTGAAATTTATAAACTGTATCTGCACTAATGCCTGTAAGAGTTCCAGTGGTTATTGTTGTTACTGCTGGAAACTGGTTAACAACCTCAACCAAATATTCTAAATTTCTACCACCCATTATTCAAGCTCCCATATCGTCAAGAACGAACCATCAGCCACTTGTGATGCTGTATTACTTGTGATATCTAATTGTGTAAATGTACTTTCGTTATTATTCCAATTTGCTCCAAAACGCATATGTACAGTCGTTGCCGCAGTTCTTTCAAGAGTAGTCGTTGATGTATAAGGAACTCCATTCAACAAACCACAATAACCATATAAAACAGCAAATCCAGTACTTCCTACAACCGAATTGGTGGTAAGTATACCAGATGAATCAGATGATCCTCCAATATCTAGGTCTCCAAGACTGTAATTTCCTGACGTTCCGTCTCCATTTATTCTAATTGAATATGTACCACCAGATGAATCTGGAGTTACCCCTACAGCGAACATATATGTTTTTCCCTCAGTTAGAGAAATACTTCCAGATGACAACGTAGTGACACTTGCCCCTGATACCGAGACAGAAGCAACTGGAGTAGATTGCATTTCCCATATTTTTAAATATGAGTTATTCAAAATGGTATTTGCTCCACCATTGAATTGTAACTGTGTAAATGTACTCTCTGTCTCAAGCATCCCACCAAGGAATCTACCTCTATTATTGCTATCCTGTAGAGTTGCGGCTCCAACTATATATGGGTTTCCATTTTGCAAACCGCACATTCCTTGATATACAAAAACATCTCCAGAAGTTGTTCTCATAATTGGTGCTGTAGCACTAATACCACTCTGATAAGTACTGTCACTTTTTGCCTGAATGAAGCCATAATTGTAATTAGCCGCTGTTGTATTCCCGTTCATATAGAATGTTACAGTGTTTTGGCTTGTTGTGTTATATCGACAGGCACTAAACATATAAGGAGAACCTTCAGTAAGGGAAATTGCCCCTGAACTTAAAACTGAAGTAGATCCTCCAGACTGAGTAACATCTACAATTGTCCTGGTAGCAGGAGGTCCAGAACTCGAACTAGATTCTGAAGTGAAACCTTCAGAACTTGAACTAGATTCATCATCTCCACCACCCAAAGCTCTTTTTATGTAGCTACTGCAAGAAGATATGCCAATTACATATTGAGGAGAACTTCTGTGAGTAATCATAGTATACCTCCACTACCTATTATCTTCAATAGCATCCAACTCTTCTTGTGTTTCGGCATTGTAAAGTGCTTCCAGTAGATCCAATTCGCCTTCCATGATTTGAAGGTAGCGAACAGTTAAAGCATTGTCAAAGGCTACAAAAGCCTCCTCAGATGCTAACGACAGAATATGGCCATTAGAGCTTTTGAACCTTCTAGGGTAACTCAAGCCCTCCTGACGAGCTTTTGCGGCGTTATAGACGCTCAGGCGTTCCTCTGTCAGGGAATGCATGATACCAGAGTCTGCTGGATATTCCAAACCTTGTTGTAGAAGTTCCTGAGTCCTTTCCTCAATTTCTGCTTTTCTTACTGGAAGTGTTTTAACACGAGAGGCAATAAGAGCTTCCAATTCTGCCCCTGTGATTTCTTCTCGACCATTAGGGCCGTACTTATATTCTGGCATTTTTTTTGCCTCCTTATTTTGGTTAGTTAGATGCTTGCGAAACAACTGTTGCGCTTTCACCTGTTGCACAAACCATATATACATCAGCTTTTGCAAGCTCATCAACTAATACCCAGCTATCTCCCTCTGCCAAGAAAATACCACCAGTAGTAGCATCTTCATTAAATGCGATATATACATTATCTCCACTTGCATTCTGAAGAATTAACTGGTTTCTTGCGTAATATTTTGCGATTTGCACTGTGCTACCAGTACTGTCGTCGATTGAATATGATCCTCTTAGACTCATTTTTCTAAACCTCTCTGGTTTTGGCTCCTGCTAAGGCAAGAGCAACATCTTGTTTTAATTATGTTATTTGTCAAATCAAGCATACTTGTCGGCATGCTCATACCACTCTAATCTGATTTGGACACCCTTCGCCCCGTCCGTACTTGTCCAAACAAAAGCATATGTCTCATTTGATTTCAAAATTAACTCTGCTCTCCTAGCAGTAGTCTCTGACTCCCTTGTACCATACCACCTTTTGTCCGAAATTACAGTCCCACCAGCTAAACCAGTAGGGTCGATTACGATATTATCCGCAAGAAACGCACCTGTTGCATCACCTTCCAAAATACTTGTATTTGTTGAGTCTCTTCGGCTGTTTTTTGGCGCTCTGTCTGTTCCAGTGTTAGTTGTCCATGTTGGTCCCTCAAGCAACTGTATATAACCAGATGATTCGTGGGACACTTCCCATATAATGTGTGGTAGCTTAGTTTGGTTACCAACTTTAAAAGCAATAACTAGTGAAGAAACTGGATCAGCATTTGCTTGAACTCGGAAAGTTGAACCAGAGTGTATTTCGTGGTGCGAATAGTCGATTGTCTGTAAAGTGTTAGTGGACCTATCGACCCCAAGATCAACTACATTATCACCAGCAATACCATTAATTATAAATTTACTGCCTGTTGTTAAATTTGACATATCTAATCTCCTTAGGTTGATAACTGAGCATATATAGTCGATGTTTCACCAGAATCACAAACAAAATATATGTCAGATATCGCAAATGTACCATCCAATACGACTGCTTCTCCTGGTGACATAAAATATCCTAGATCATACACAGCTTCTGAATCGAAACCTAAAAAGACATCAGATCCACTATTTATATTCTTCAGTAGAACCTGCTGTCTGGAGTATAGCTTTGTGATACTTGCAGTATTGCCTGTTGAGTCAGTAACTGAGATTTTCTTTGCTAAAGACATAATGGCTCCCTTATTTTGATTTTTCCTTAAGCAAGATCTTCAAATCTGCTTTAATTTCTTGTAGATCCACCTTCAAGTGGTCTAACTGGTCAGTTAATACAGCTATCTGAGTCGGTAGATCCTCAGTTTTTTCAAGTTTCTTTTCAATTATTTCAATTTTAGATTGCATACCAACCACTTGCATCTTAGTCTCATAACCCTGGTTCATAGCAAATCCACTCAAACCAACAGCTATTGTTAAGAGAGTGTTAAGTACATACTTAAGAAATTTGTTGTCTCCCATTGAGGTTGGATCTACGTTTTGGTTTTTCGTCATTTTTATTTCCTCAAAAAACTTTCACTAATAGTATTCATTTGTCAAGTCCTCTCTGAAGCCTCCGCTTCTGTCTCTCCTGACGTATTCTGATGCGCTCCTTGCGCTTCTGTATCCTCTGTTTTCTTTTAGAGAGCTTTTGAGGCTGTTTTGGAGCCTCTAGAACCTCATTCCTACGTTTAGCCAACTCTTTCTTAAACTTAGCTTTCTTGCTTTTGCATCGACAACCCATTTAGCATGTTCCCCAGTTCTCCGTAGTCGCATAGCTCATAAGTGAAGCTTTCCAACCACCTTCTACTGCCTGCCACTTAATTGTGACATTACCATAATCAACTCCAGCAGTTATTGTAACATTAGTAAACTGGTTAATTGAAATATACGTTAATTTGAACATATCAGAAGCGTCGATTCCACCAACTACTGTTCCTGATGATATCGTACCAGCTTTATTCAAAATTGTATGATTCAACCATGGGTTCCAAGACCCATAAGTGTTTTTCACTTTAATTTCCTGTTTGGCCCCTGTAGATCCACGGAGGTCCAAAGTATTGCTTAGTGAATAAAACCTCCAGTATTCATTTGCACCAGCATCATCATAACTCATTGGACAGTAAATTTTACTCTCACCATTCTTCCAAGTTGATCCAAGGAATGCGTATTCAGTGGAGCTAGGTCCACTCCAACAAACTGTTACCTTAATCTGAGGATTAGTATTACCATCACAATTAACTCTCTCAAAAGGTTCACTTGAAGATGAGGATGACTCTCCATCTGAGCTTGAGGAGCTTTCTGAGTAACCTTCTGAGCTTGAACTAGACTCTGAGAAGTCTCCAGATGACGATGATGATGAGCTAGATGAGTTCGGAGCACTAGAACTAGAGCTAGAGTCCTTAGAACTGGATGATGATTCCCCAAATGAACTGGATGATGACTCCTGTAAACATGTAGTACAATCAGGATATACTCCTTGTACTTCACTAGGGTCAGTATTTACTGGGTCAGTCGTCTTCCCAATATGCTCATAACATACACCGTCGATTTGTATAACCGCTCCTTGAAATTCTCTTAATATTTTATCTGCCATAATTCACTCTCTACGGACAAGCCGCTGTTGTTGTTCCACCAGTATAGGTTAGACCAGTTGCTTTCCAGTTCGACCAAGTTTCGTCACCAGAAGCCTGACCAGCAATAGGACTCCACTTAATAGTTACATTGCCAAAATTTCCACCAGTATTGAAAGTACAATAACCAAATTGAGTCATATTAATTGAATTCCCAGTGCTTAGTCCTCCAGCACTAACGTCCTTCGAAACTGTGTTACTATTGTAACTAGTGTAATTTTGACTTACTGAGTGGTTCTTAAAAATCAAAAGGTTAGCATAATTACCAGTCGAAACATGAGTGTCTATACCTACACCCTGTCTACCGCCATTACTGTTTGCATGGAGATACATATCGTATGATGCTGTTGCACTATAGACTTTTTGCCAGAACTCTTCTTGTGTGTCAGTTCCAAGTGTCCCACCAGAACCATCTCGATAAGTATCTGGACAAACTATCTTGCTCTCACCATTGCTCCAATCACCACCCATGAATGGGTAACTAGTTCCACTACCTGTCCAGCAAATAGTTATCTTACATCTTGGGAAAGTGTTTCCAGAACAATTGAGCTTATCAAGTTCATTTCCACCTGAGCTTGAAGAACTCTCACTAAAGCCTTCAGAAGAACTGGATGATGACTCACTAAAACCTTCTGAACTTGAAGACTCACTAACACCACCTGAAGATGAACTTTCGCTAAACCCTCCAGAAGATGATGATTCTGAGTTTCCTCCAGAAGATGAACTTTCACTATTTCCTCCAGAAGAACTAGATTCAGAGAATCCTCCAGAACTTGATGAGCCAGAGCTGGAACTGGAAACAACTGCGCATTCTTCACAGTCTGAAAAGACTCCCTCTATTTCACTAGGGTCTGTAGTAACTGGTTCTTTTACAAGTCCGATATAATAGTAACACTTTCCATCGACCCGAACAACATCGCCTTCGTAATTTGAAAATACTATATCAGCCATTATGGACCTCCCCAGCTACCAGAGCCTCTTTCCCACTTAACAGTGAGTCCATTGTCACATGTCATTTGTCCAAATAACTCATCAGGTACATCACCAGGGTCACTCGTTACATCGAAAGTGGTCGGATTAATATTATAAGTGCTTAAATTGGAAGTTGAACGTTGGAAGAACTCTCTAGTGTCAGTGAATTTGTTTCTTGACCACTGTCCATAAGAACTCCATCCAGCTATCCCCGCTCCTACTCTAGCTCTACCGACTTGGTCAGTTTGTGAAACTGTTGCTCTTAGATATAAGAAGTCAGTACCAGCAGAACTAGGTGCTCTCCACCATTCGTTGTATGTGAAAGTATTGTATGTATCATAGGAGTATCTACTAGTACATACCGCTTGCGTTACTCCGTTAGTGAAATCACAACCAAGGAAAGTAAAGTAATCTACTCCACTAGCAGTACCCGTTCTGTTGCTTGCGTTGATACCAGTAATAGTGACATGGACTCTAGGATTGGTATTGCCAGAGCAGTCTGGACATTCTAATACTCCAGGGTCAGTGCTCGAAGAGCTTGAATCAACAACTTCAGAACTTGATGATTCCGATACAGAAGATGAACTTTCACTATAGTCATCGGAAGAACTGGAATCAGATGTCGATGAATCAGATTCTGAAGTGCTAGATTCCGAATATCCCCCAGAGGAACTGCTGTCAGACTGCGATGATGATGATATACCCTCAGAGGTACTGCTGGATTCAGAGTTACCATCAGATGAGCTAGAACTGCTCTCACACAGTACATAACCATGATTCTCTTGAGAGGATGAGGATGACTCAGAAGTAAATCCACCAGAAGAGCTAGATTCACTATTTCCTTCTGATGAAGATGATGATGAAATCAAACACTGAGCATAACGTTCATGGAGTTCAGTTGAAGAAGATGATGATAATCCAAAAGAAGACGAAGAACTTGACGATTCATCACAAGTATAGGTTAAGTGTCCAGGTGTATTGTGTAACAAATGCCCAGTACTTGAATCATATTTTAGATGATCCGCCATTAACTAGTTCTCCCTTTAATTAGCAAGGCTCAGCCGCATCAACTTCCGACCTTACTTCACTACTTATTGAAATTAAATTCCCTAAATTATCGAAGTGAAAGTCTCTGAAATATGCGTAAATCTTCTTATCTCCAGTGTGATAATAACTTGTTCCAGTCTGTAAAGTGACTTTTACGGCTTCTGTGGAGTCTCTATTCCAACCTGAGTCAGTATATGCGGCCTCTTGATGCTCTCCAGTATAAGTGAAGTCAGTATAAGAGCAAGTCGAACCATCATCAGCCATTAAGTCGTTAAAATATTGGTCTGCGTGGATATCTCCAGTATGCCAGACAGTTATCAAGTTGTCTGTTTCAACTGAAACAAGTGGAACCTTAATTTTACGTTCTGAACAAGAGGTATCTTCAACCTCAGTAGGTCTAGAGGTTGCTGAGTCCATTCCATCAACAGTGAATGTTCTATTTATTACATCAAGAGTTATTTCACAGTAGATCCACAGAGGGTTAACAAGATTAAATATTGTCTCTGAGGCTGTTTCTGAAAGGTTAATGCCATAAACATCTCCTTCATGCATTCTGAGCTTCTGAACGCCACCATCGTCTATTAGTTGGTGAGAGAATGACTCTGGAAATACTTGGTTAGCTGGCATACAATACCACCTAAGATTACCATCCTCATCTGACATCTGAAAAGTCATTACGATTGTGTCATTAGGAATTCTTTGAAGAACGGTATCACCATCATAATATGGAGCAGTTAGTGAAGACAAGTCGATGATTGGTTCATAATAATCTTCTTCAGAAGTAGAAGAACTAGTCTCTAAACCCCAATAAATAGGAGAATCCGCATCTTGCCAGTCCGCATTACTATCAAATACAACTTGAATACCAACATATGAAGCTTCCTCAGGATAGTCAGGCCAGTCAGAACCAGTGTATTTCCCGATGATCCTCGCAAAGAATGGGTAGAAATGTTCTTCTCCTTGGTGAAACTCTAAATGAAGCCTTTTGTTTGAAAATTCACTATCTTCAAGTAAATTTCTAAGTTTCTGAATACTCTGGTCTGTTAGTGCATTCTTTCCCATAATTTTCTCCCTTTATTAGAATGTTGTTGGAAGTCCCAAAACATCATAGTCACTTGCCGCTTGTAAACCAAACAACATCCAACGAGAATTCGCTATTCTTGTAGCAGGGTCATTACCTGCAACTGGATCACCTGCTCCATCAAGTGGTACTGGCTGGTTAGGTAAAGCACCATTCTTCCAACGAATTACTTTTCCATTTGCTCTCTGCCATCCAGCATCCAATATCTTAGCTAAGTGAGAATGAGGGTCCCAGAGGATTTGGAAGTTAGTGTCATAATACTCTTCACCATTGTTCTCAGTCTTTGTTACTCGAATATCCTCAATATAGAATTCATATTTGTCACCATCCAATCCAGCTATAGTAACAGAATCGTCATTACAGACAGTCACATAACTCTGAAGCTCTTTTATATTTGAAATAGTGCCAATGTCTGTTATGTTAGCGAAGTTCTTTTGCAGGTTGATCCTCACTTTATTAAGATATTGTGGTGGAGTTGGGTCGAATGGGTATCCAGCAGAATTGAAGACAAGTCTGTTTGCCGCAGTGTCGATAAATTTACCAGCAGGTAATCCACTGTCGATACCAGCAGTAGCTGTTCTTGAATATTGTGGAAACTGCTGAACAACAGCAGATGAGAATGTAATATTCCAAGGTCTTGAAGTTGGTAAGCCATACCAAAACTTGTCGCTTTCATAATCACATCTGATTTGATAGAATTTCAGTTCCTTCTCTGCTTCGAATACTTCGACTGTATGCTCAAACAGTATCAAGTCCGTACTTGTACCCGAATAAGCTGATCCAACGTCAGGAAGACCCGCTGTAACAGCGTCAGAGACCAATGAATCTAGGTCAGTATAACTGGTATTGGAATAAACAAAATAAGCTTTTACACCAGTTTGCTGACCATTTACGTCATTTACATATTCTCTCTGAAAATTTTGTTGTAAAAAGGTGATAGCCATATTTACTCCTTAAATGTTTGCTAATTGGATGTCAGTTTTCACTCCATTCTTCTGGAGCTTACGCATGATCATCTCAATATTTTTAGTGTTTTTCTCAATTGCTTTTTGAGGATTTTGGGCAGGTGGTTTCTGTACCAGAGACTTATGAGCCTCTAATGAACCTTTCTTCATAGCAGGTGCTAACCAGTGTGCTCTTTCTCTATTTTCTGCTTGACGTTCCTCTCTACGATTCCTCTTCAATTCCTTCCTTTCCTTCAGAAGCTCTTTAAGTGTCTTAGAGAGACCAGAAACCCTTTCCTTTTTTTCCATTTTTCTAATTGTTGGCCCCACATCTCCAAATCCAATTGTTCCAAAATCAGAGGATGGTCTAGAAGGCAACCTATTAAACTCTCTTGTGAGTTCCCTTTGTTCTTTAAGTTCACGTTCTCTCTTGATTCTCTTTGATTTCTCAAGAGTACGATTAAGAATCACATCAAGGTCTTCTCCACCATAAACAATGTTTTGGCTTTGCTCGAAGATCCTCTTGCGCCTGATTTTCTTATTGGCCTTTGTCTTTCTCATTGACTCACGTTGTTGTTGAGAAAGTCCCTTATTCTCAACGTTCTCTTGGAAAATTAAGTCCCTCATTTGACCACCAGTTAGAATATTTAAAAAGTGGTCTTGAACTGCTGTGCCAAATTTCTTAACATTTTGAGCAGTTTCACTTTTTGCGATAGGTTTGATTACTTCATTGTTAAAATCAGACATCAAACCTGTTAGTAATCCGATTGAAGCACCAATGCCATCAAACAATTTCTCAAATGCAATACCAATAAGTGGAATGTTCTCAAGAACCTCTTTAAAAGTATTGACAAGAGACTGGTCCATACCCATGTCTTTTGCTTCTTTGTTTAGAGCGGCTAAACCAGCGAAGATAGCAACTAAACCAGCCAATGCCAGAGTAACTGGACCACCAGACATGATTAAATTACCAAGCTTAGTGAACATCGAAGCTAAATTACCAACACCAACCTTTAATCCAGCCATAACTGTAGCAAGTCTACTCATTTCTGCTGGGAGGATCACAGAGACATTCTTAGATATTTGCTTAGTCATGAATTTTGGAGCTATTTTCCCTGCCGCTTTTTCCAATCCTCTTGCCGCTAATATACTCCCTATAATTCCACCTGCACCCACTCCTCCTGCGGCTACAGCCCTTCCTCCAGGTGTTTGTACAAATTGTTTGAAGTTTTTAAGAGACTGAGTGAGTTGTTCAATAATGTTCTTAAGTGCATCAGCAAAACCAGTTTCCTTAAGTGTAATTGCGATAGCTCCACCAAGTTCTTCCTTGAAGTCACCCCAAGCATTCTTCATTTGACTCATTTGACCACCAAAGGTCTTAGCCATGGCTTCAGAGGCTCCACCAAACTCACCTTCCAATTCTTTTAGAATGACTGCCTGAGCTTGAGCTATGTTGTTTCCCTCCATAAAGGACTTAATCATGTCCTTTTGTACCTGCGTGAAGGAAACTCCAACCCTAGATAGGGCTGTAATGCCCTTTACAGGGTCGTTAAGGGCCTTTCCAACCTGAATCGCACCTGACTTCAGGTCTTGATCCAAGACGGCTGACATGTCTAATATGGCCTTCTGTGCTCTTTGGAAGTTAACGCCGTTGATTTGTTTGAAAGTTGCAAGAAGAGCCTGCATGTTGATGATAGTCTCATCACCAAAGGTTGTGATTTGTTGTAAGTCTCTAGCTTGTTCTTGAAGTTGTTTTGAAGTGAATCCTGCGGCTCTTCCAGTCGCCTTAAGTACTGCGTTCAGTTTCGCAACTGCTTTTTGTTGTTTATTGAATGCTTCAAGTGACTCTTTAGCAAAATCAAAAGCTTTCTTTACTGCTACAACAGAAGCACCAATCGCCGCAAAGGTTGCAACGCCTGATTTTTTCACTTTATCAAAGCCTTTAGGCATCTTGCCAAGACTCTTGGACGATTGGTTAAGCTTCTTGTTGAAGTCTCTGTCGTCTATAGAGAGAATGGTAACCACTCTTCCAGCTATTACGGTAGGCATGTGTATACCTCTCTGATTCTCATGATTATCTTAAATATGGGTAAATGTCAATGTTAGTCACCAACATTCACTCCACTCTTCTTCAGTTCCTTATTTAGATCCTCAATCATCTGCTTATGTTTTTTACTATTTCCGCCCATAGCCGCAGAAATACCAACTATAGCACTCAATTGTTTCTTCTTTAAAGCTATCTCATCCACTTCTTGGAATTTCAGGATACAATTCTCCAGTGAAATTGGTTTTGGGTGTTTAGCAAAAGCAGAAAGTATCGTATATATAGCTTGACAAACTGTGGCAAACTGGTAATCAAAACGCTTTTCACCACGAGGTTCAGATTGGATATAATATTTCCACAAAAAAATCTCGCTGGCTTCCATTTGGTCTATCTCAGCAAGAGACTTTCCAAGCATGCATGCCAGCGAGAGCTTCCAGCTATCTTCTGTTATTTTTTTTTGATATCGTCTTCAGTGTTTGAATAAACCAACTTGAAGAACTGTTCTACCACCATGGCACAGAATCTAACTGGTAATTTTTCAATGTCTTCTTCCTCAATGACTTTTTCGTTGTTTTTATCAAAAGTGAAATTCAGAAGAATGTATTTGGCTGTTTCGAAGATGACTTTAGCTTCATCTACATCTTCACCTTCTTCAAACTTCTTTGAGTGCTCTTGAAACTCATTGAGTTCTTTCCAATTGAGCTTCTTCAACCACAATTCCACTTCATCAACAACAACTTTTGTCGTCTGAATCCCAATAAGGTCTTTGATCAACATAACTGTATCTCCCTTTGTTAGTTAGTTAGTTAAAATTACGAATAACTGGGCGGTGTCTCAACAAATGAACCGTTCTGATTCGTTACCATAATCGTACCAGTTGCTTCCCATACGTCTTCGCCAAAACTTGCTTCATTTGGCACGAATGAAGATAAGAATCCCCAAACAGTGTCAGTTCCATAAGTTCCTGCGCCAATTCCACTATAATCAAATGTGATAGCTTGGTTAGTGTTGATTTCTGCGATAATTCCTGCCATATCTGATGGTACAAACTTAGCAGTGAAAGAAATATCAGGAACTCTCTTCAACGTGGTTGGCAAACCAGTTGTATGAGTGTTATTTGCAAGAACAGTTGCATCCAACATTCCAAGACTTTCTACACCAGGAGCACCTACAGAAACTAAATTCAAGGTACAAGACCCAACAGTCACGTTGATACCTAAAGCATTAATTACTTCCATTATATTACCTCTTTTGTAAGGTTTTACTTATTAAGTAAGTGTCAAATCGTCTTTGACCATACTAAACTGAAGACGAACTGGAGCTATAGTCCTCAGATGAGGAAGATGACGAATCACCTTCTGAACTAGTGCTAGAACTCGTCTCGGCTTCTCCAGTTTCATCAACAAATCTAATTGAAGAAAAATTTGCAGTGAAGATTGCTCTGTTATGAGAGTCTCTAGCTATGTTATTTGGTAAGTTGTTCAACCAAGATGTCACTGTATGATTACTTCCATCAACAGTTACGTCTCTTCCTCTCTTTTCCAGTGAGGATCTAATTGAACTCATTACACTATGACCAGCAGTGTAAGAATTATTTCTAACTCTGACTTGGTAATTTCCTATTTCGCCACTTCTGTAGTTTGTATTATTTGATGTATTGACAGTTGTATCTGCTAATCCACCAGTATCATAAATGGTGATTGTATTATCTCCGATACTTTGAGTCGAAGACCTGTCTGGCTCTTTCCCTACAAAAATACTGGTTCCGAAAGTGCCTAAGCCATCAGCTTCGAGTATTTTAGCAATAAGGAATGGTATTGGTGTATCATAACTCATTTGATTTTTCCTATTTTTTCGGCAACCTTCTTAAATACAGTGTTCGCTTTCTCATATGTAGCAACTTCTAAAAACTTGGCTTGACCACCATTAGGGTGAGAGTTCTCAAGATCTTCGTGAACATAAAGTGAGTAGTCCTGATTATAACGAATTTTGAATTCATCTTCACCTGACCTGATTATGTCAGTCTCCTTAATCATCCTACCAGTTTCTCTAGGTGCAAGTCTCTTTGAATAATCAAGAATCTCAACTGCACCTTCCTTGGTTCCCATTTCAGCTTGAAGATTTGCGTCCTTAGCATATTGCTTAAAGAACTTTTGAACTTCATTTACTCCATTTACACTCACGTTAGTCCCCCAAGATATTTTTATAAACCACTATCGAACCATTAGGAGTTTGACTCCTTTGATTTCTTCTAAGTCTATAAGCACCTTCTTGATCTTGCGGATTCGCTTCAGTTGAAGTCCCTCGATATAAGAAACTGTTTTGCACTAATGGAGTGGAAGAATAAACAACAGCATCAGAAATGAATTCTTCACCTTGTTCATCTTGAAAATTATCAACAACGTCCTGCCAACGAACTAAAATCTGAGAAGGAGTGCTATAAGATAAGTTGCCATAACCGTCATTCGATGATGGAACCCATAATGTTGCTGTTTCTGTGAGTAAACTGTTAAAACTCATATTTTCTCCTTATGTTGTCCCCTGAGTGTCAAGTGAGGGGACAAGATTTTTATTAAATTGTGTACCTTTTGTAGGAATCGAGAACTGCATAACTCTCAACCGAAATATTCGAACTTAGAGTTTCTTCAGATGCGGTATAAAGTGTATAACTGTAATCACCAACTTTCTCTGATTTGATATTTCCAGAAATAGTCGATGCTCTATTGTTATATGCCGATATCGTGATTTTGATTGTTGCGTGTTTTAGATCCGCAGGAAATGAAGCAGTAGCATAGCCTCCCTTATAAATTACGACACCTTCATTACAACTTACAGTGGTCTCATGAACATATACACCCTTTTGGGCTGAGTCCATGTAGTCATTAGCTCCAACCACTTGAATCAAATTGGAACTGTTGATGTTTGCTAAATATGAACCAGGATACAAAGTACGTCCATATGTGTTATTAACACTGGATGAAAGACTTGCACTCCATCCAGATTCTGCTGTAATTGCACTAACAACTCCATTTAGATCCAAAGCAGTAATGTCTATGTCTGTTTTTGTGTAAGTGTTAATTAAAGAAAGGGTGCTGATAGTGTCATTAATTCTAATACTTGATAATGCATTTGGAGGGGTTACCTCAAGAACATCTTCTCTACCATAAAGACTGGTATAAATGTATTGAAGAGGATTATCTAAAAAGTAAGTATTATCAACTACACTAACTCTTTGAGCATAATCAGCTTCAGTGAAAGTGGTATCGCAGTAATTCTCAATATGTTTGCATACTGCGTCTATGATGTCTGAAAGGACTGCTTCCTCTGATGGAGTGTATGTAACTCCAGTATAAGCCGAAACGTCATTTACTGTAATCCAAGACATGATTTGCCTCTTGTTGTTTTTTATATCTTCCTAATATAGTATACTTGACAAAATAAAACCATATGTTATATTAGGTTAGGTACAGACTGAGGAAAAACCTCAATCATGTGTAAAGTCAATAAAAAAAGGGAAGTAGATTTCTCTACTTCCCTCTATAGTCAATGTAAGCTTATGCGCTTGAGCTTGAGGATTCGTTTTCAGATCCACGAGGTGCGATAGTAATAAAGTCAGCCGTAACTGTACCACCATCAACTGTGATTTTCTGAGAACAAACTTTTCCACCAACTTTTGCAGTGAACTTGTAAGCAACTTCGTCGTTCAAGAAACGAACATGTGAAGAAGTAGCAAGCTTCAAACCACCCTTAGAGGCGATTCTGTAACCATCCTGCATATTTGCGAGAATTACGTCCCCATCTTCACCCAAAGTTGGGCAGTGGTTGGAAACATAAATAGGAAGACCCAAAAGGGTTCCATAAGGGCTTCCACCCATGTCCTTGCTAGGCGACATCCACAGTCTGTTCCCTGCACTATCTTCTAGATTTCTGAGAGCGGCCCACGCTTCGCGTCCGCAGATGAAAACGGACTTGTTCAAGTCCTTAGCGGCAACCATCATATTGTCGATGTCTTCAACGTCGATGTTAGGAGTTGCAGTACTCTTAGGAGTAATCTGAACAGTTCCAGCACTTCCGATAATACCAGTAAAAGCGGTATCACCGTTGATAATTCCCGCCTCGAATTTCTTGCTGAATTCGACGGGGGCTTGATTCAAAATCTCCGAAACGAGCAATCCAGTATCAGCAAGGGCTTCTTCACTAGCGTAGAACATGTAAGTTGCTTTAACGAGTGAAATGCTGTACTGAGTAACAGTAGGCTGTTTAACGTCGATACTAGCACTTTCGTTCTCATAATTAACGACAGTGCTTGAACTGTTCATAGCTGTTACGGTATTGTACTTATAGACATTGTCGGTGCCATTAAGAACAACCTGTCTAGCAAGCTGAGCAATACCACTATCGCCAAGCAAATCAACGTCGATTTGAGGGTCAGTGAGTTCAGTAGTAGCGTATCCACCCTGTGAGTCTGTTCCTACGGTAATTGCCTTCTCTTCGACCAATTTTTCAACTGACTTAGTGGCAACAGCCTTCAGGAATTCACCAAAGGAAACACCTTTCTTTTCAGCATTCGCTTTTGGAGCGAACTGAGAGAATGACTCTCTGATAGCTTCTTGAATGCCCTTCGTATCGACAGCGACAATAACGTCATTGTCTTCTTCAACATGAGCTTCAATTTTGCCATCTTCGACCAATGACTTAGCGTCATTTTCATCGAGTTCAACAAGGTCACCCTTATTGTAGATTTCACTGTTAAGTGCAAACTGCTTCTTAACAATATAAGTATATTTAACTTCCATTTTGTAAACCTCTATGTTTATCTTAGGTTTTTCTTTTTGTGGTGTTCTGGATGTTTAGGGGTTGCCTACTTTCCGATTTCCACTTCTTAATTATTTTTAATTGTCAAATGAAGGGGAGGTTTACTGCCCTAAATTGGGGTTAGATCTAACCCCAATTCTCCCCTAAATTTAACTTAATTCACTACGCAGAACTAGAACTTTCTGAATAATCTTCTGAGCTAGAACTGGATGTCGAGTCTGAGCTAGATGAGCTAGAGCTAGATGAGCTAGAGTCTACTGAACTAGATGAGCTAGATGAGCTAGATCCAAATTCAGCATCGCCTCTATCAGCCAAGACAACAAAGTCAGCAAGTGTTTCTGAATCAGAAGTAGTTAACTTAACTGAGCAAGGCTTTCCACCTAATCTCCAAGTCATCTTCAACGTTTCCTCGTCATTCAAGTAACGGTAATGAGTGCTAGATGCAACTTTCATACCCTTGGATGCGATTCTGTAACGGTTAGGTGAGCAGAGGATGAGGTCTCCTACCTGGCCTACCTGAGGTGAAGCATTGGATACCAATACTGGGATACCTCTGAGACGACCAAAACGAGTTCCGTCCATTTCCCACATCTTATCTCCCTCTTCATTCTTGAGGTAAATAAGTTGCTCAAATGCACTTCTGGAACATACCCAAACAGCAGTTCTCATATTCTTGATAGCGGCCATCATCTTGTCGATATTTTCACTCTGAATTGTTGAGTCAGTCTGAGAAGTTTCAGGACTAACAACCAAAGTTGCACTACTACCTACGATACCAGTAAAAGCACTATCGCCATTAATCATACCGTTTTCAATAAGCTTCTCTACCTCTTCAGGTAATTGAGCTACGATTTCTTGTACCAAGCTTGCCGTATCTTCTGCGGCTTCAGAACTCACATACATTGCGAAAGTTGCCTTAATAAGTGAGATTTCAAACTGAACAAGTCTAGGTTGTTTAACAGAAATTGCTCCTGACTCAGCTACATAACTAATTACAGTTCCGCCAGTGTCGAGTGAATCCAATAAATTGAATTTATAGGTATTGTTCGTACCACTCAATGTAATTGTAGTAGCTAACTGAGCCAATCCACTGGATGCAATTAGATCAACGTCTACGTCACTGTCAGTGAGAGAAGTTGCACAGAAGCCGCCTTGAGCGTCTGTTCCTACCGTTATTGCTTTCTGTTCTACTAATTTATCAACACTATTGGTTGAAATAGCTTTCAAGAATTCAGGGAAAGTGGCTTTCTCTTCGTTCTTTGGAGCATATTTATCCAAACTGTTTCTAAGGACATCTTCGATACCTTTAGTGTCGATTACCTGGTTGTGGATTTCTTTCTCAAGATGAGGTAAAATCCTACCCTTCTGAATATGAGATTCAGCATCTTGATGAGTGAGTTCCAAAATATCTCCTTTTTGGTAAATTTCTTCACCAATCGCAAACATTTTTTGCGCTTCATAAGTGTACTTAATTTTCATTTTTAAACCTTTTTGGTTTTCATCTCATTCGTGGGGTATTTGGGGTGTAGGGGTTGCCTATTCCATATTTACCACTTCTTGAGTAGTTATCTTCTTCTTTCATTGGAGTGTATCATACTCCCCAATGCAAAATCTTCCTTAATTCGAGTTGCATCTTCTTCTTTCTTTCCTCTTCAGTGGAAAGTCTCTTGATAGTAGGTGCTCTCTTTACTATCCTAATGTCAATCTGCTTATCTTCTTTCACTTCAACAAAGTCAGTCTCTTCTTCAACCTCTTCCTCAAAGAAAAGCTCCTCAACTTCCTCTATAGGCTCTTCTTTAGGCTCTTCTTTAGTCTCTATGGCTTTAGGTTCGTCTTCTGCCATTACTTCCTCTATAGCCTCTTCAATAGCATCTTGAGCCTCTTCTTGAGCCTCTTCTTGAGCCTCTTCTTGAGCCTCTTCATTGAAGATAGTTTCTTCAAGTGGAATCCAACCATCTTCGTCAGTAGGTTCTTCCGTAATACTCTTCCACTCTTCCAACTTTACTTCAGGGTTTTCTTTCTTCAGTGACTTAATTTCTTCGATAACTGCATGCTCATTGGCAGGCAGAGTTACCACTGAGTATTCTACAAGAAGTGACTTTGTGATAATTCTATTAACATCAGCAACATTAGTGACATTGAACCTATCTGGATACATATTAGCAAGTTTCTGCAATACTTCTGCGAATCCACGATCCTGCTTAGTAATTGCCTCAAGTGTAATAAATCCAACTGAATGGGTCCTAAGTACCTTATCAACTAATAATTGGTGGATTTTCTGAGCTTCTGGAGTCTTCCCATAACGAGTTTTAGCCAGGATATCAACGTCATTCACTTTTATTTTCTCGGCTCTACCAATTGGATTATCAAGTGAATGGTTAAAGAGAACAACAGGGTTCTTTTTGTAACGTTCAAGTGAGATACCAGCGGGGATCACAATATCTCCATCGGAATCAACGTCTAAAGTTGTAATTTTTCCAATACTGTACTGGTTATCATCATGAGGTACAGGATTCTCATATTCATCATCATAGAACACCTGTTTTCTTTCAATAACTTTCCCCTCAATCTGATTCCACTCTTTGTCAGTGAAGTCAAGACCAAGCTTCTTCAAGTGTATTCTATTCGCTTTAATTTTATTCTTCATTTGACACCTCTTTAGGTTCAGATTGTTTAGGCTTCATAAGCTCATCAGCTTCTGGTGATTCAATTCTGGAATAACCATATGCAGTTCTTAACTCATTCAAACTAAGTGCTCCAGAATTAGCCAGGAATTCAGTTTCTTTTTGCTTCTGGTCAATATCAACTGGAGCGTCTTTGTGCAATATAACAAACACTTCTTTACCGTCAATACTGTTAGGTTTGATAAGTTGGTTGGTCAGTGTTTGTGCGATTAGTTTGAGTCTAGGCTTTAGAGTGTTTTGATGATAATTTACTTGAGCGGCTACCATATTACTCCTATTCACATTTTCAGTAAGAATGAGTGCTGGATTAATACCAAAACAACTGAAGATTTGGTTTTGAGAATATTTCCTACCCTCTAACCACTGCATCTCCTTAGGTGAAATACCTAAGATATCATATTCCATGTCCTTGCCTAGTACCAAAGTTTTTCCACTACGTCCAACACTTGAGAACTTACGATTCCAATAGCCTTCAACAGCTTCTCTGTCTTTCTCTCTAATTTGAGATTCTTGCATTTTGAGAACACCAGTAGGTACTCCCATATTTCTGTTAATAGCTTGTTCGTAGATATCTGCACTCTCAATGAGTCCATTAGCTGTTGCACATGCTTGTAATGGAGAAATACCATAGTGCTGAGTGTTATCTGGGTCGAAAAACTTGAAGTGAATGACATCTTGTTTATTCAATTGGTGTTGATATTTACCATTCAAGTATTTACCATAGCCATAATAGTCGATTTCACCATAACCATCTTGAACAATGGTAACTGCTTGTGAGTATAGTACAGTTAGCTCAATTGGGATACCATTAGGTGCTCTGGATATATATACGTAGCTATCCCCAGTCAACTCTAAGTAGGTTTGGATTTTGTAAAGGAAAGAGTAGAATGAATCATCCTCATTTGGTTTAGCAAGTAGGTCGAGAATAGGGTGACTCATTACTTCACTTGCGTTAGTTTCTATGTTCATTGACTTCAACTCTTTCTGATTTACCTTTCTCACTCTTGTTTGAGGATTTTGTTTAGTGGTAAATAACCTAAAGTTTGCGTCTGCAACGTTTTGTGCATTATAGTTTGAGCAAGTATAAATCCAACCTCTGTATTTTTGAGTGGAAGTACTATCAGAGTATGGGGAACCTATCTCAGGTCGTACAATTTCGCAAAGCTTTCTGACCACTGTTGCGTCATTCACACTCTTCTTTTTGAGAAAATCAAAAATCTTCATGTAATACCTCATTTATTATTACTTAATAAGTGTTTTGTGTCAACTACGTCAAAGCATAGTCATCTGGATTAACGAAGTTAACTTCATTTTTTAGGTACTGTATCGCATATACCATTGCGTCAAGTGCGTTAGGCGAATCACCAACACCTGAATAGGTTACCATTTGGTCCTCTAAATCAGAAAAGTTTCCACAGTGTTTGACCAATTTATTTTTATAGAGTCCAGCTACTGGCTCTGCACGTAAAAGCTTGCCTTTAGTGGCTCTGACTCCGCTTATATACACAGAAGGATCGTGATTGTTTATCAGGTTACTTACCCAATCAGCCCCTTGATTTGTTTCAAATATTAGTTTTGCACAGTTATACTCATGATAGAGTTCTGCCACTTCCTGTGCGATAACATTAATATCCTCTTTCTTTTCATAACACCTTAGGATATGATAATCATCATAGAGTTTTGCGGCTACACATATTCCATGAGCGTCAGATTTCTTTTTATTAGTGACAGCAGGATCAAAGGCAACAACTATATAGTCATATTCATCTAATTCGAGTGGTTCTGCTCTTTGGATATCATCTTGTTCCCATAGTGCTCCATGTATTTCGTCATAAAATGTTTTTCCGCCACACATCAGCTTACTTCGTCTATCTCCAGCATTCATTAGAGTGGAGATATATTCTTCATGGTCGATATGCTTGTTATCTTCAGTTAGGAATTCAAGTAATCCACATTTCTGATTATGTTTTGCTTTAGTTTCTGGGTTCACTTCATCAACGAAGAAGTGTTTTAACCAACTTGTTTTAGGTGCCCAGTTAGCCGCTGTTATTATTTTGATTCGATAATCAACACCAACAGGTTGTGGAGTTCTTGTTAGAAGAAGTCCTATATACTCATAATCAACTAAATGAGCTTCATCTACGAATATTGTGGCCCATTGGGTACTGAGGATCTTATTTCGGCGTGTTTTATCGTCTAAGCCTTTTATTACGATCCTCGAACCATTATGGAATGTTATCTCATATGTTGATTTATTGAGAGAGAAGCCTTCTACAAACGGAAGAGCAGGAAAGAAGTTGGATATAACCTCTGGTATTGTGATTTTCCAGATACCATCTACTGCTGATTGAAGAGTGTTACGAAATACAGCATGATTAGTATTTGGATATAGGATAGCTCGTTTGAAAAGCAAATACATAATGGCAATCGTCTTACCACTTCTCCCCTGTCCAATGAGACAAGTGTATTTGTTATATTCAACTAATTTGAGGGCAGATTTCTGCTTGTCTGAAAGTGTCCAGGTCTTCATAAACCCCTTCTCGTTTTAATATTTCAATATATTAAGACTCTGCTGAGTCTATCATCTTATCGAGTAGGTTAATGAGTTGTGATTGAACGTCCTCTCCCTGTTGTTCCTTAAATGGGCTTCTAGGAGAATGTTTGAGGATAAATTCACTAACTCTTGCGGCAACATTTTGGTCATGAGAATTCATTAATTCTATTAGTCTATGCTGTGCTTTATCACATAGCTCATCTGCTATTTTATTGAACTCCTCCAGTACATCTGGGTATTTGTGAACGAATTTCTTAGCAGTTACCGAGGATCTAACTTTCAATAATTTAGCAACGGAAGTATATGTACCGTCTGAATCAAGTACCGCTTCCTTTATTTGCGTTTTAGAAAATTTGTAGGCCATAATACACCTCTAGTTGTTTTTTCTTACCTATAGGGGATTTGTCAAGAAGGAAAAAAGGCGAGCCTAGTAAGTGTGCATGCATCCTAGACTCGCCTATATGTCAAGCAAAGGAGTAAAATGGCAAACCTAAACCAAGGTTTCTCAACCGAAGGTTTCGGCCCTTTGCTAGTTGAGAGGAAATGTCGAAACCTCTCAATATGTCGGGTTATGAGTGCTAACTTGGAGTGCCCGACATTTGTAGCTCATACCAAAACATAACCAATAGGAGCTTTGAGCTACAACTATTATAACTTGAAAATCTGATATTTTCCAATTATTTTCTTTCTCTGTACCGCTTTTTTTACTGTTTCGTAATTTAGATCCTGCTCTGTACTCCACTCCTTAAGAGTATCATAGTATTGTAGTTTTTGTGTTTCGATATTTAGGATCATCCACTTTTTTGATTTACATTCTGGAACTAGTGACTTCACTTTATTCTTTTGTGTCCTCATAATATGATACAGGTCTGGATAGCTGTATCTGATTTTTTCCCTCCATATTCTTATAATCTCATGAGATGTATGACATTGGTGACCTACTTCTCTAAGTGTCATTCCCGCCATTAAGCACATATATGCCTGTAGTCTTCTCATGTCTCCCTTTGAAGACTCTATGAGTCTTGATATGATTAATCTGACATCACCATTTTCTTGTTCTTGTTTTTCTTCGTCGTTGTAAATATTTGGTTCATAGTATGACTGAGTCAGTGCGTATTTATAGTACTCACTCTCCTCTGCCATTCTTCGTTTCCATTTTTGTAAGAAAATTAGGTGTATTTTTGAATGGAGTTTCATCCAAACCAAGTAAAAACCTATATCTCCTGTTCTCCTCCATTAGTTTGTCGCACTGTTCTTTAATGAGTGCTAAATCCTCACTTATTTGTTTTACTAGTTCTGACACGACCTATCTCCTCCCATTTTAGATTTGTATGACTCCAATCATCTCCTTTTGTGATTTGAACGAGTCTACTTTTTTCACTTCTTACTTTTTTGATTGACCATTTTGTGAAAGAGTGGTGATTGACATCCCAATATGCAGATGTATTCTTCTTCCCTTTGATTTTCTTTTTCCACTCTTTAAATATGAGTTCTTTTTTCTCTTCTAACGTCATATTACATAACCTCCTTGGTGTTTGATTTGGCTCTGCCAAATTAAGACTCCATAACCTCAACTTCTCCGACTCCTTGTTCTTCACACTGCTCTCTGAGTCGTTCTAATTGTTTTTTGAGCAGTTCGTTTGCGATATTCACTAATGGTTGAGCGAATTCTGGTTGATAGTGTCTGACATCTACATCATATGAGACTTTCAGTTGATAAAATACGTCAGTTTCTTGTATGAAGTCGTATACAGCTATTCCAGTCTCTTGGTCGAATGAGGCTCTATTGACTGTTATATTTAGTTTCTGAGCCTCTGTGCGTAGTTTGCGGGTAATATGTGATGTTCTCATTTTGTACTCCTTTCGGTATTTCCGAGGTTACACTCCCTGTATTTCCTGTTTCAGGATTTCTCTCATATACTCTTCTCGTTCTTTGTCCAGATCAAAGTTTTTCACTTCTTCGTGGAAATCATGCTCTGGAATCATGATATAATGTATTGGTGGTTTGTCGATAACTCTCTTAATTAGATCCACAGCTTTATTAGCTTCTTGAGGTTCTTGAGGTTGTTGATTCATTAATTGTAGTTTGAGATTGTGGATTTCCTCGTTAGCTTCATCCAGGTCTCTCATAAGTTCGTTAATGAGTGCCTGTTTCTCATATAATTGGTCATACAGTTCCTCATTCTCTTCGAGTAATTGTCTCACTCTTTTAGCCATTAGTGTTCCTCTCCTTTTTAGAAAAATTCGTTAATTATATTACTTTCGATTGTTTCATTTTTTATCACCAATTCCAGTTCCATGGTGTCTCCACAATCATACATTGAGGACATTATATATCCACAGAATGTAATTATATCGTCATCCAACATTATGGAGAAAGTAACAAGAGCGCCTCTAACGAACATAACCGACTCCCTCATTGAGTTCTTTTTCAGTTTAATCTCCACAATAACTCTTGTTTGCTCATATCCAGAGTGAATATTGTGAGTATGCATTGTAGTTGTCACATTTATTGTTCGATAGTTTACCAAATCGTAAATTTCGTCAGCTATTCTTATCTGATTATTGTATAGGGTGTCTCCTCGGAAGATGATTCCTATATTATTGTGAACAACTGTAGGTCCGATTATAGGTTCGATATGAGTAGTTATGTCTAGGATAGCTGATTTCATTTTAGATCCTCCATACATTGCAGTCTTTTTATGATTTCGTCACTGTATTTGTATTTTCTCAGGTGATCTACGAACCAGAAGGCTAGGATATCGTCATTGACATCATCTACTCTATCTGGTGGAGTTCTGGTGATATCTACTACATATACTCCTTTTTGGAATGTTCTATGAGTAGTTGTTTTATTTGTGGTATGAACAAAGAAGATATAGAACCTATTACCACCTTGGTATGCGAGTTCTTTATATTCTTGATAATGGTGGTAATCATATCCTGTTTGGATAATTCCATTCCAATCTACCCACTTTTTCTTTTGCTTACTATCTACGTGATATGTACGTCCTCCACGTTTTACTTCGAAGTCTGGAATAGAATATTGACTTGTTTTTGAGAAATACTTTGGTGAGTTTGGTAACATACCTAATTGAAACATAGGTTTTACCAATACATCCTCTTTCTCGATTAATACATCAAACAACACTCTTTCTACCTCCAGACCTTTATTGAAACTGTTAGTGAATTCCTTATGGCTCGACATTTTCCGTTCTCCACTTTTTGATTACAGTGGAGTAGTTCTGAAAAAGTTGTGAGAATTCCTTTATTGTTTTCTAGTTTTCCTCTTTTTTTATTCATTTTCGTTAATCTCCACTATTGGAGTTACTTTATGAGCCATTTTTGACGAATAAGAGGTTTTAAGAGGTTTTAAG